AACTCCAATACTTAAATCTTGGATAGCATGACCTTCTTCGCGAATGTCAAGAAACTCCTCAATGTCAGGATGATCGATTGGTAAATATGCGGCAAAACTGCCACGACGAACATTTGATTGTGACACCACACGAGTAACACCGTCAAATAATTCCATAAAGTGTACGGGACCGGAACTTGATCCACCTACACTAATACTTGCACCGCGACCACGCAGTTCTCCGAAATAGCCGGATGTGCCAGCATCATACTTTGTTAACATACCGACTTCGGCAGTCTTTTCAAGAATCGACGCCATGTTATCCGATATATATGAACCGTTACATGAAATAGATAACCCACGGCCACTACCAAAGTTTGCCCAAATAGGTGACGATAGACTATACCACCCCTTGTACATATAATCCTCAAACTTGTCGGCAAACCCTTTTTTATTCAAAATCTTTTCGGCAGATTCTGCGATTTGGCGAATGCGTTCAAGTGCGGTTTGGCCTTTAGCCAAATATCCTCTTTCAAGGAAGGTAATTGCTTCCTTGTTTAACCAATAAATTTCCTTTTTCATATATATTAAAAAATGTCGTCCGATGTGATTGATTGTGTTTTCTTGGCATACTCGACTGGGCGTTTATGAAAGAAATCAGTCATCGTGCTGCCCATTACATCCTCATCCATCCACATAGTCAACTCAATAATATCATTGTCTACTTCAAATATTTTTTTGAATCCAATCATTTCCAAAGAGGAGTTCAAACGATTCTTTACATATTCTTTTAGGATTTCGGCACTGATCTTTTCATCTTTGTAATCGCCAATCATCCAATCAATAATTTTACACTCCGCTTTAAACGATTCGGATGCTTCGTGTAAAATACGCTCTTCGAGTTCAGCATCAAACAGTTCTGGTAGTTCTTCACGGATAGTATTAACAATTTTAATACCGGCTAAAGCATGCAACGTTTCTTCTTTTGCTGTGTATGCAACTTGCTGGGCGGTGTCTTTTAACAATCCTTTGTAACGATTAAACCAATTAATAATATAAAACTGACTAAATAAAGATACGTTTTCAACAAACAATGTAAAAAGAATAAGCGAGTATATATATTGCTTCCGGCTATCTTTGTAGTGTTTAGCCAGATATTTACGCAAGTATTTAACACGACCTTGAATAATATCAAGTTTTAAATTTTCTTCGAATACATCTTGTAATTGAAGCACATCTAGTAGTTTTTCATATGCATTGTTATGAATCACTTCAATGTTGCCCATGGTAATACCCAAGTCAGACAACGCCGGATGCGGTAATGTATCCCCCAATTTTGTCCAAAATTTCTTTACAGATATTTCTATCTGTCCAATAGCACTCAAAGCATTCTTGATAATGATCTGTTCCTGTGGAGACATCTCAGTTTTGTATTGTTGTAGATCACTCGTGAATGTGAATTCGTTTGGCGTCCAATGACCTGACCACATAGCATCAATATATTCTTGTGCCCAAGGGTAGCGGTTTGGTTTTCTAGCAATCTGTTCGTCAAATATGTTCATAATCTTTCCTATGGTTTGTTGTTGTGGCAATAAATATGTTTTAGAAAAACTAAATTTCTAAAAAATAGAAATTATAAACTCGAATCATTTCCCTTTTCGTTTTGGCGATGGGAATTCCATTTATTCTTCAATAAATTTTTTACCGAATTACTATCTTCCTGCATATTTGACTGAATTGCCATAGATTCTCTGGATTTTGCATCAAAGATCTGAATATTTCCCGTACCGGTGTCCATATTTGAATATAAAGTTATACCATCTGGTCCAAATCGGTTTTTAATTACGTGAAACCTCGCGGTGTTATTGGCTTTGTCGTCTATATTGCGCGAAAGGCTTAGTACAAAGTCAGCAGTCATGATCTTCCTGTAACTATCAGACACATTCTGTGCTTGAACGATATCTTCACCTAAAGCAGTACGATTGGCTTGACTTGCTGTCCAAATTGGAAGTTGCAATTCACCTGCGATCTGCCTAAGTTCTTCATATATACTACCGCCTTCGGAATAGCTGTTGCTATTCTTTTCTTTTTCAAGTGGTCGGAGAATATCTGCATAGTCCACAATGATTTCATCAATTTTAAAATTGTTCAGCGTCTGAATGCGTTCGACATGAAATTTCAAAGATTGAGCGCACACCGTTTTCAGCGGGAAATACTTAACAAAAAGACGGCCCTTGATACTCTTTAATTTTGCCTCGACTGTGGCTTGGTGGTGTTTGATATCTTGGAAATTGATTCCAGTAAAACAACAATCGTATCTCAATCCGACATAATTTTCATTTAATTCCAATGTAAAATGTGCGACGTTTTTACCCGCCGCCATTGCCTTGGCACCGAGGGAGCAAAGTAGCCAAGAATTGTGAGATAAAATCCCATTGCTATAATAACAATGTACATCCTCGACCGAGATATCATATAATATTTCATCATTTCCACAATGCTTTTTCTTTATAGACGTTGTGCCGGACTCGGTTTCTACCACATCCGCGTTCACAATATCTTTTACTTTTTTCCAATCACCATTAATTTTTAATTGATGGTGCTCAGATGTTTTTAATGTTGTATTATTTTTAAAATACGTGGTAACCGTTTTTTGTTTCTCCGTTCTGAACGCAGTCACGATACGATTGTATCCATATGGAGTATGTACAGACAGTGGGAACGGTACAGTCAACGCTGCCAATTCTTTGTCTTCAACGCCGATTCTATGAAATAGATCTTTCATAGAAATTTCTTCTGTTATTAGCCGTTTACGAATTGTCATATAAAAATTGTTTTATTTTAGTTATTGATTGATTTTTCTGCTTGTTCCAGTCTGATTCCCATACTTCCAACACATCATACCCCATCTCTCGAAGTGTGTCTACCCTTTTTTTATCATTATTCCAAATTTCTTGAACTGATCGTGGTGTTTCCATATAACCGGCGAGTATTTCATTCGATTTATAAATTGTTGGATTTGCATGCCAAAAATCTCCGTAAAATTCAATTATTTTTTTATTGATTACGACATCAACAATATATTTGCCGATTGGTTTATTCGCCACCACCATGGGTTCTATATTTTCTTTGATGTAATTGTAAAATTCTATCTCCGCTTTACTTGTTCCAGAAAATTTTCCAAAATGGGAAGCCCATTTTCCCGCTCCTATTTCATGAATTTTTTGACGCATAGACTTTGATATTTTTATGCGAGAATCAACGGTTCGAGTATGTCCCAAAAATTTTGAAGATTTCGCAGACAATTTGGATTGTCTTTTAGAAATTTCTTTCTCTGCCATATCTTTGGTATAACCTTTAGCAATCCAATATTCCACTCGCATCCAAGATCGTTTTTCCCAATTTCCTTTGGCAATCGATTTTTTTGAATTTGATATCTGTATTTCAGTTATTTTTTTCTTCGCTTCTATATCTGAGAATCCTCGCGTCGTCCAATATAATTTAGTGTAAATTGATCCACCCATTTTTTGTACATCCGACATACGTTTGATGTGGGTAGGATCTTTACATTTTTTTATATTTATGTCTGACAATTTCTTTTTCTGTTGATCGGACATTACCGATAATGGGACACTTCCGAATTTTATCTTGTAATCGGTTCCATTCATGCCATGTTTGTAGCGTATATGAGAAACGAGTGACGACCCGGAGAATCCGCAAACTTTGCATGTTAATATGTTCATATTAGATAAATATAAACAATTGGAATAAAAACTTCAATTTTTATGTTCTTTTTCCGAATCCAGCACCTGCAACTTTAGTTTCTCTAATTCGAACAAAATATTGTCAATTTGCCAACCAAATAGCATTCTACCATCAAACTCAAATTTATCGAATGGTTTAAACCATAGTATATATTCTTTACCAGAATTTCCCTTTATTGGAATACCCGTTTCATAATATTGAATATCGATCTTTGTATTTGGACCGACGCACTTACCAACACCAGCGGGTGCCACCACAACACCCAGTTCCCCCGGCCCAAGGCCACCGTCCATGAGGGAGTCAACGACGTCCCACCCAGTCGGTACGACTTTACGACACATTTCACTCATGCGTGTTGCCACGTCAATATTGTAATCGTGTCCTAAATTTCTTTCCATGCCAGCCTTCATTGCCTTATCGACTAGCGACTTGATCTTATCATAATCACCGGACTTCAAATGATCAACGGACTCGACGATGGCCCCCTTGAGTTTTTGATTTTTACAAAACTCCAAAAATTGATCTTTAACAAATTGTAGATCGCTGTCCCTGATCTTAAACTGGACCGCCTTCAAATGCTCTACCACGGATGCTTTAAATTCATCCGATTTAATAGTATCCAGTCTCACTGAGAACACTTGTCTACTTGGCATTTCTCGGTATTGATTGTAACACTGGATTACTTCATTTACGATCCACCGATGTGCCTCGTTTTCGAAAGCATCAATTTCAACGATATCAAGGATTCGTTCCAAGAAAGATTTGTCGGTTAAAATTCCCGCGATAATCTTGATTTGGAATTCGATTCCGTATTTTTGTAGGTTGTCTATGATTACTGGTGCCATGATTCAAACGATATGATAATAGGTGGTGCCCGTCAATAAAAAAATTCAAGATCTGGCCGAAATCGACAATGGCCAGAATACTTCTTGCAGCCAAACGTGATAATTCGATATCGATGCTTGCATACGGTTACGAGTCATTTTTTGAATGAATTGTATCTTGTTATATTCAAAAATTCTTTCCGCTGAACTTTCAACGTTCATTTGTAACGACGGAGAGAAGTCTGGATTTTTAAGCTGCATCAATTTATAATTTCTATGAATGATTTCGTGACTATCAAGTACTTTTGCAAATATCTTCTTCTCGTTATATTGATCCTTACTACGAGCGAGTATTTCTTCTATCGAACTTTCTTTTTCTTCGGTAAGCATAGGAAAAGATTTAATAGCAGTCTTAAGACCGATCCCATTAACACCGTCGATGTTGTCAGAAGTGTCGCCTTCTAAAATTCGATAATATATAAAATTGGTTGGGTGTACACCATATTCATTGATTACATCTTGTACACCATATATTTTTTTCTTGATTGGACTCCAAATACTAACCCTGTTGTTTACCAATTGCAAAAAATCTTTATCACTACTCATGATGGTAACCTTGGCATCTTTGTACATCTGTGTGGATATATACGCAATAGCATCATCTGCTTCAATATAATCCACGCAAACTAAACTGATTGGCAATTCTCGCAAGAAATCAATCAGTAATGACATTTGTTGCAACATGGCCTTTTTCTCTGTGTCTGGTGTTCCCATATCCTCATACGCACGGTTTACGCGCACCGACATTGCTCGCTTGTCTTTATATTCTGGATATAACTTCTTTCTCTTCAAGCTTCCGCCCTTTCCATCAAATACAATGATGACTCTAGTCGGCTTTAACATTTTTATGGCATAGCCCATACTAGTAAGAAATCCACTGATCCCGCCAACATGTTCACCGTTATCATTTAAAGTTGGGACAACTGTCCAGCATCTAATGAACGAATTTGTACCATCGACCACCAAGATATTGCTATTTTTAGTCCGAGCAAAATTCACGGGAGCGTTGCTGTGCTCTTGTTTTATTTGCTCAAATATAGATTTAAATTTATTCATTTAATGAGAATCGCGTGGAGGTATTTCACTCCACGCGATTGTTGATTATTCGTCTAATCCGTCAGCGCCAGAATCGTATTCGATGTCGTCAGACATTTCCGAATTTGGAGCCTTGTATTTCATGACGAAGCTTTCGCATATCTTTCCATACAAGTAGTCCTTGCAATCCGAGCGTTGAGATAGAAGTTTCGGCAAGTCTTTCTTTTCAAAAATGACTGTCTCTGGGTCTTTACCTTCGACTGGCATGATGAACTGGAGATTCTTTGCTTTCTTATCTTCTTCCTTCTCGTCTTCCAATTGTTTCTTGGTCTTCTTTACATCAGATTTAACTTTTTTCGCGTTTGTAACGATATCCCATTCGATTAGCTTTTCCAGCCAATTTCCATAGTTATCAATGCCACGGTCGAAGAAAATATCAAATTCAACACTTCTCATGGGCGGACCCATGCGATTTTTGATAACAGTACATTTGGTTTTGATGCCAATAGCTTGTTTGTCCGCGTTTTTGATTTGGCCAATTGACTTTAGTCTTAGACGCAACGATGCGTGAAATGCAAGTGCTTTTCCGCCGCTCGTGGTATATGGATCACCGAGGCCAACAAATCCAACTTTCTGACGTAGTTGGTTTGTGAAAGCCAAGCAGATGCGTTGCTTGGCAATCAGTCCGGTGATTTTTCTCATGGCCTTACTGATAGCGATAGCTTTTCCAGTTGCAAATCCGTCGGCACCGTGGTCGCTTGCCATTTCCTTCTTAGTAGAAGCGGCTGCAACAGAGTCAACCAAGATGGTGACCAAACGATTTTTGCTAGATTTGCGAACCAGCGCGATCATTTCTTCGATCTTGTCAAAGATATCTTCGACAGTGTCAACGTTGATATACAACATCTTCGATACATCCACACCGATTGCATTTAAGAATTCCGGTGAAACAGACGTTTCCGTATCAATGAATACTGCAAGTCCACCTTTGCGTTGCGTTTCTGCAAGCAAATGTGCACCCATCAAACTTTTACCAGATGCTTCTAAACCGGTAAGTTCGGTGATTCTACCAACCGGTAGTCCGGCATTTGGCCGATTAGCAATTGCCAAGTCAACTAAACTATTTCCACTAGAAACCCAATCCACAATTTGAGACGGGTCATCTTCGGCGTCCAAAAAGAAAGCGACTTTTCCGTCACTGTTCTTGTTCAACGACTCAGCCAATGCTTCGGCCAACTCGTCACGTACTGCATCAGGTTCATTATTTTTTTTATCTTTCATAATTTATAAAGGTTTATATAAAAAACGCCTATGCACCATTTTGATATGGCGAATAGGCGTTCATACTGTTTGATTAAACAAAACGACTATTCTTAGGAACCGAATAGGTCTTTGAATTCGTCGGCGATATCCTTGTTGGAAGGAGCCTTGACAGCGGCCTTAGCGGTCGCGCTCTTGACTGGCTCGGAAACTTGTTCCGTTTCTTCAACAACAGGGACTGCTGTTTCACTATCTGGATCAGCCGCATTTAGCCATGCATCCATGACGGTTGCCAATTCGTCATAAGTAAGTTCTGGGAACAACTCGGTGACGTTCTTTTGATTCTTCACCTTATCGACGAGGTTCTTGTCGTTGATGTCGAATGCTGGGGATTGATTTGGCTTGACGCGGATAGCTGTTTCTGGGAAAGACTTTCCAGTCTCTTCTGCGGATTTGAATTCCACGACGATATCGCGGCCAGCTCTTAGATCGGTGATATCACCGTAATCGGCATCGGCGCAAATACTCAAGATTTCTTGATAAACTTGCTTACCCATGCCCCAGAACTTGACACCTTCGTGTTCTAGTCCGCGAACAAGAACGGGAACATAAGTGCGCATCTTTGGTTCCAATGCACGACCACGCTTCCATTCTTCCTTGTCCTTGGATTGCTTGAGTCTGTTTGCAAACTCGACAATAGGATCTGGGCGGTTGAACGAGGATGGACTCAAATAAGTCTTTCCGTTCATGTTATAGTGAAAATACAATTCGATGAATGGATTTTCGGTATTGTGAGAGTACGGGACAATGCGAATAACTTGCTTGCCAGCGCTCGGTTTCCACAGACTCGTGGACTTTGTTGTGGTGGTCTTGAGTGCTTCAAGACGCGACTTTACTTTTGATAGATCTAATGCCATAATGTTCCTTAACTTTTAACTTTTTAATGTTTAACTTGCCGACTGGTTGAAAAACCAATCAGTCAATTGATGTGTAGAATGCATCAACGATTGACTATTGTCAACTTATAATAAGAACTTTCTAAATTTTTACTAGCAACTGATAACTGAGCAATCGTTAATTTATTCAATACATAAATATCGAATAACACTCACAATCTTGCACACTTTGTGTTATTTTACAAGAAAAAAACACGCAATAATTTTGTGGGCATAATTTTTATTTTGCCGTCATTTACAACAATTATTGAATCTTTAAATTTAGTCCAATCGACTTGATATGTGTGAGAAAATAGTCCACCATTCTCTTGCTTTATCAATTCATTAAGAGCGTTAATTGAATATAATATATTAAAATCTTTTTTGCGGTGTACAGATATTGTCCTCGGAAAATGTTTACCGTTATTTTTTTCTACATTGTATGTAAGAAAAATTTCATTTGGAGTTTCCGAATTTTTTAAAATGTAAACTTTACCACCGTCGATCTTGTAAAATTCTTGTATCGATTCAATGTCGGTTTGATACGAAGCAACGCCAGAGAAAGTACAAAGTAACTGCGTGTTCGTATTGTACATGTTACCCTTGCTTTTCCGAGAACAATTTTAATTCGTCTCTATCGTTTGATTTGATCGGAGCAACTTCACCACTTAAACTAACAACTGCAACGACGGACCCGGCGGAATCTCTCCACTCTCCGTATGGAGTTGACGACCAATTTTTACTCTTCGCAAATTGTACAGTAATATCAACTTTTGGTTGAACTACCGAGGCGGATGGTTCTGCTTTAGGCACCGGAGCTGCCGTGGCGGCACCTATAGATGTGGCGGCACCTTTGTTTGAAGGTTCCGTAGTTGACACGGGTATCGGATCTGATTGAGCAGTTGCGGGGGCTTCTGCTGATGGTTCTGAACTTGCAGATGGTGCCGTCGCTGTTTTTTCCGGTGTAGATCCGCCCGCTGGCATCTGTTGTGTTGCCGGTGGTAAATCGGACGATGTTGAATCTGGTGTAGATGCTTGTGATCCGCCCGAAGGCGCTTGTTTTTCTATAGCATTTGGGTCTGTTTGGGAGGTTGCTTGCTGCGTTACTCTCTTTTGCTTTCCTTTTTTCTTGTAATAAAGATTCATACCACCTTTTCCATGTGTAGGATCGGCGATTGCATGAGTTCCTTTTTTCAACGCGGCATCCCTATATTCCTTGGATGGGAAAGTAACCAACCAACCTTCTTTATTGTATGCCTGTCTTTCTGGATGTTTGCCCTCATGTCTAAGTGCTTTAACAACCTCGGACACTGTCGTATCGTCGAAATTCTTTTCTATCAAACTTTCCATCAATAAAAACATATGCTCGGTATTTTGAGTATCAAACGTACCATCTTCAACCAACGGATGAACGCATATGTCTAAAATTGAACCATTAACTGCTTCTAGGATGTCTTGTTTCATGAGTTGTTATACCTATAAATATACGCATATATAACAAATATACAATATAATTATAAATATCACCCCATCTCTATCTTATGCATTTCGGCGTAATTTTTCCCTATATAAACTTTGACCGGAAGATCGTCCGCTTCCATGATTTTTTTAAGCTCTTTTATAATATCTAACTTATCGTCTCCATGGGCGTCGAACAGTATACTGTCATATGTATATAAAATCGGCTTGGTCTTTCTATCTGCGCAGTATCCTAGTAGTTGTTTTAATGTCTTTACGGCCATTTCGGTTTCGTATGCCTGTAAGATATAATTAAATAGCTTGTTTGGTGTAGGATCTTCGATGTGACAATCTCTGATTTTACGCTTAAACACTGGAGTTTCTATATATCCATTCTGTTTAAAAAACTTCCAGCGGTGGTCAATATATTCCTGTGCCTTCTTATAATAAGGTATGTACATCCATCTATCGTCGATTCCACCATACATTTGATGAAATGTCAGCCCTTTTGATACTGCAATGTCTTCCTCGTCGGCTTCCGGCTTGTTGAAATAGTACTTGGCTAAATATTCATACGGGTTTACGTCGTAAGATATTGGGTAGTTTATCAAACGTGCAACCAATCTTGGATGAAACGCATTATAGTCCATCATCACTAACATACCGTTGTCTCCGTGCCTAGAAACGAAAGAATTTCTAGATCCGTCGGTCTTGTTAAGTGCCGCATAGTTTACGCCGCCAAACCGATTAGAAGGTCGTCCGGTAGATGTAAATAGGTTGTATTGTGAGTATACCGTGTTGTTCTTGATGTGCTTCTTCTGCTCAGGACCAAACACGTCAATGAATTTATCAACGTCGATGGTCATGCCTATTGACTCCAACTCTGAAAAACAGTTTGTCATCATGTCGTTCACGAACTTGAAACCGTCTTCGTTTATATATTTCAACGAGAACTCATCCGCAATGCGTGATTTTTTAAACAACGACGCATGTTTGTATAATGGCACGGAACGATTTACATTCGGAATCCCTCTAAAATTATTTTTTATAAATACGTGAGCATTTGTTTCTGTTAGAGTTTCATCGGGGGCGTCACCAGCATTAAGGTAGTCGATTACACTCAAGTCGATAAACCCAAAGTCTTTACCGATAAGGTGGATAATATCTTTCTTGTTATTAACCAATTTCACCGCGTTCGATTTTTCAAGCGCATTTCTAAATGCATCAAACGCCATAGGAAAAATCGTTGCTTCGTTGTGATTAATTGGTAAACACCAATACTCGTCATCAGCAACAAACTTGATGAAAATCAACGAGATAGTGTTGTTGTATGAATGTTTCTCATCGTCGGACATAACCAATTCCATATAAAACGTGTCGGTAGCGACGCGGTTTAACAGTAATCCTAGACTTTCGGTTGATTCGACTATATTCACGGTGGTAACTTACCACGTGTTTAATTAAAGTCAAGGTCAATATCCGCGCCAATACTCAACCAAGTTTGACAAGACAACCGAAAGATCAACTCCGGTTTCAACCTTCGCTCGATTGATTTCGGCTGCGTTATTTTCAGAAACGCTTGACTTTTCGATAATACCGTTGACAATTTTCTTTTCTTTTGACCCCGATATTTTCCATGTCAAATTCACGATAACATATAAATTTTTGTCCAATCCAGATATTTTAGCCGGATCTATTTCAATTATTTTATCCTCGTTTATTTTTTTCGCAAAATATCTAACCAAGATTCCAGAACGATATTGTTCTTTTGTTGGTACTGGATTATATTCCATAGGAGGGCTTCCAGTAAAAATTACCGAAGTGTTTCCATACTCAGATACTAATTTATCATTGTAAATCATTGGCGAGTCCTTGATATTTGTCTTAATTCAGCACCAATCGTAGTTTTCCATGTACCGTATGAAATATTATGTTTTACCGATTTTATCGACCAGATTGCATTTTTATAAGAATATTGTTCAGGTACATGATCCAGTGTATACATTCCAAGAAAAGTGAATCCGGCAATTCCCAAAATTTCAAATTCAAACGTTGTATTTGGCATTACGGGTGTATTGACATACGCGGCGGCGGCGTTTCTATCTTCCATCACAATTTGTTTCATCAAAGTGTCAGAAGGCTCATTTAAATAAAAATCCACATTTCCGCGTGAACATATATTGAATCCTTCATCGGACGTATTTCTACTAAGTTTTGCTTTTTTGTTTGTAGCGTCCGTATTTGACGTTGTTGACGGTGACTTGTATGCCTTTTCGGCCAAGCGGTCATTAGACACAAACCTACCAAAAGATGCGGCGTTCTCGGTTGGTTTTGTTTTACCATCGTCTTTATTTTCAGTATCGTTTGGAGCTTTCTTTCCTTTTTCTCTTTCCGCCAGTTCAGCGGAACCCGCCGTAAACAATACTTGACTCGCCATCTCAGGACTCATTTTTACATCCATCCCAGCACTTAGTAAATATGCATGATTCACCGAACCAGGTACAATTCTGGTCAACTCCGCTGCGGTTTTTTCATTTAACACCGGTGCAAATTTTATGTCCATCACGGTCACATAATTTTCATTGTTGTTAGTGTCTGGAATCAACCGCAATTCGTTTACACCGGAGAGAGCATGTGATATTTTACTAAGAATTGACGCCATCATTGATCTGACATTACCGTTCTCTTTGACCGCAGTCTTTATAAACTCGGTGGAAATGTATATGTCTTTTAAATATCCAAAATATCCAGCACTTTGTTTATAGAAATTACGAGACGACTCGTCCATTACGTCGGAATCAGAAAATATAGGAAAAGATTTTCCTTTGAAATTCGGGTCTACATCTGTATTAAGAAGAGCTTCTAAATCATCATATTGGTCTGTGAATTCAAATTCATTCAAAATACTCTGTATTCTTCCGTATTTTTTATAATGTTCGCCATTTTCAATTGTGCTCAAGTTTCCAGTACCTCCAACTCTTCCACTTGTGTCACTTCTGATATATTTAGGTGAAAACTTATTTGGTATGATAACATCGGGATCTATGGATTTTAAACCCGGATGCGCTCCTATTAAAACATTATCAATTTTTATCTTCTGCCATTGAAATTGAGTTTCTTTATTGTCTTTATCTAAAACAATCGCAGGAAAATTTGTTGTAAAAAAATGATTTAGTATTTCAACAAAATAATCCATCCTAATCCACTGCTTTATTGTTGGAAAAAAACTACCTTGTTCAAATCTAAACATTCTACCCATCGGTTTTGGAAAATCTACTGGAAACTCCTCATTTAATTTTTTTGGATCTATTGTTGACAACCCAAGCGTGTCCCACTTGCAATATTTATTAAACTCATTGAAGCTTTCTATTTTCTCAAGCTTTCCGTCTTTATTTTTGCGTTGAAGAGTTTCTTCTCCATAGTTCTGTCCTTCAAATAACCAAGCAACACTTGTGATTGTTGTACTACATTCATATACTCCGTTACCAGAAAGTTTATATGTGTAATCTGTTATAATCCCCATATGAGCATCATAATTTCCATTTGAAATTTTTGCTTTTTCTAAAACGGCTTTCGGATTTCCAAATATTGCTCGTAATTTTTCAATGTTGTAATCAATCAATGACGATGGATCGTAATTATCCCAGCCCCATTCAATCACACATGTTACTCTGGGAGAAAGGAAATACGGAGCTAAATAATTTAATTGCTCCAAAGAATATGCTTTCCATTTGACGGTGGATTTTCTGCATGCAGCGCTAAATGGCGCTGACTGTCCTCCTTGCAATTCTACACTTATGTCATCAACGGATGGTGGCGGTCTATGCGGGAACGTGGTTGAAGTTTCGCTCGATACTGTGTGAGGTTTACCATTGGCGTCTAGTCCAATAGTAGAAAGTTTTTCAGGATTAAAACCTAGACTGTCGTCAAACCCATTAACGCCAAACATTAAAAATCCGTCACGTTCATTTGACGTGTCATTGACTTTCATATTATCTACAACTTTGGTCGGTATTCCATTCGAAAAAAATCTTGCCCATGGAGTTTTAACCGCATTCCTTTTACCGGCTCCTGCGCCGTCCAGCCCATAATCACTCGATCTATTTTGCAATTCTTTAATTACCCATGGCTTTATAGGATGCAGACCCCAAGGAATAAATGTATCTTGGTCAATAGGACCGAGCGTGTTTGTGTCAGTTGCCATATAATATAACCATTTTAAGAATTTGCTCTATTAAATTTCGCAACAATTGTAGAAACATTAGAAGGTATTCTTAGTTGTTGACCAACCTTCGGTTTCATAGTCCCTTTTATGCAATTTGCTTGTGCGATTATCCACCATAGTGTAGAATCTTTATAGAACTTATTTGCCAAAGAGTCAAGAAAATCCGCATCTGTCGCTGTTATATACACGTCACTTGAATTCACAGGTATGGTTGGATAGCGTGTCGTAACAAACACACGTTTACCGTCATATCGGTTTTTTATATTATTGTAGCTTGTATTGTATCTATTCATTATTAAGCGTCCGTAGCAGTTATATTATAATGATCTGCGTTTGTACTTGATCTGGACATGTCAACAAGACTTCCGTTTTCGTCTGTGTCAAATCTTGTTTTTTCCATGAGGTTCATTCCAACGTTGATGTCAACTTTGGTTGGCAATTGACGAGATTTTGTTTCTCTGCCATAATATATTTTTCCGATATATTCGTTATATTGCTCACCGTTTCCACGGAAAGTTTCCCAGTGTGAATCTTCAGGTATACTCATTCCAACAGAAGTCAATACAGCGGGTTGATCTCTATACAAATCGCCCATGGTCAATGTTACCATCGGTGGATACATAAATCTGGATGTCATGCCGCTTGAGTCGGACGGTCCTTTGTCTGTGTATTTTGGTGGTCTTGTCAGTCCTACCAAATAATTAATTCTTGACCACATCGGCACAAGTTCTTCCAAACTGTTAGCGTACACCGTAAAATTAAAATTCAAAGTTCTTTCAAATCCTTTATACATGTACAATTTATCCGCTCTTCCAAGATATTGAACTGGATCCCAATCTGGAGAATGTACTTCGTTTACAGAAGTAAGTGTTGCTCTGAATGGAACGTATATGTTATTTACCAGATCAAAAAAATGAAAAAATATTAAATCTGTTGATTGACCGTTCCCTAAAGTTAAACTTGGTGGAATCGTGTTTCTATCAGCACCACTTATTACTTCTAAAATATTAATTTTATCTGCTACACTGTCTGTGCTTCCTTCTTTTTTATACGATGCAAATCCTCTTTTAAAAATTGTAATTTTCTCACTTATCGTATTGGTGAATTTCGTTTTACCTATAGCAGCATATCCATTCACTGCGGTTTTTAATTTAGATACTTGATGTGTTTGTATTGAACCACTCGCAGCATCTGCGACTTTAATATCAGTACTATATCGCGTGTCGGCTTTACCTATACGCGGGTATGTTATATATTTTTTAGGAGTATTACTGTCGTTGCGATAATCCTCCACAGTTTTCAACTGTTCAGTAGATTTTCTAAATTGTGGTCGCTTATCCCAGACATCCGTGGTAACTCCCACATTTTGTATTATACCATACTGTTTTGTTATACTAAAATTACGAATTCTTGCATTTTCCGAATTTGCTCTATCTCCGGCGTTTGTAAATCCGTATCTCAGCGTCGGCGTGTATCTGTGGTATTCGTCAACTTTTATCGCATCATCGCTAACTCCGAGTGGTGTTTTTGCAGGTGCACCAAGAAACGCAGTACTTAAAGAAGATTTTATTGTATCGATGAATCCCGTTTGGCTCTGCGCGTCTGTTTTTGGAGTATTTTTTACAGCTAACATTCCACCTTTATCCGCATACATCGATTCGTATGCGCCAATTATTCCTTTGTATTCTGGACGAATTTCCCACTTGTTATCGGCACCACCACCAAACCCAAACGGATTTGTGCTTGGTATAAAACTCTTAAGTTTACTAATAAGCGCCTTGCCTAATGCACTTCCAAGACTTGGTGTCTTTTTATCAACTTGATCGGTCCCAGCATCTGGGAAAAAGGTATTAAATCTGTTACGACCACCATCACCACTTTCATATCGTATAAGTCCCTTGGCCGGTAAACCGTTCATCTTGGCATAACCAGACAAAGCTGCTCCAGTTGCCGTACCGTCTGGATTATTTTCTATAGCTTTGCTTTGTATACCAACAACACTTAACAAAGAGGTTGCAATAAAATTGCCTACACCTCCGCTAACAGGTAAAAATCTAACTGGTCTGTCAATCAATCCAGTGGATCCTTTAGCAGCAGTAGCACTTAGAAGACTAAGTGGGTTATATATTCTAGTTTCGTTGAAGCTGTTTTGTTTTTGTAACAAATACTGTTTTCCAATATACAACAGCCCAGTCCCACTTGTTGCAAATTTTGAAACTCTTTTTATATCAAGAAGTGTAGATCCAAAAGGCATTGCTTGAGAATCAAAACGTGTGATGTTTTTTGAAAAATTGCTACTTGAAACATCAATAAAGACATATGGCTGTGAGCTACCGAGTTTTATACCAGGCCCAGTCGATTGTGTATATACCGAATACTTTTTATAAATAGAATTTGATTCTTTATCAAAAGCGGCCAATCTATCCGCAGGTGTTAGTCTTTTTATAGGAGACAATGGATTTGAGATTGTTAAGTCGGATAGCATATATTATAAATATCGATCCGTGTCAATTTTAATCTCTTCCACTGGATGCCATTGCTGAAGAAACTTTTCTTCCATCTAGATTTACTGCAATACCGCCACTGCGCATTAAAGATATAAGTTCGTCCAATTTGCCACCAATGCCCCCTGCTTCGGTTGGTACTGCTTCTGCGGTTGGTGCTGCGGTTGGTGCTGCGGTTGGTGCTGCGGCAGATATCACCGACAATGCCGCCATTTTAATAACACTCATGCTTTCCACTTGGCTGTTCAATTTAGATAAAGACAATGTCAACTTATCAATTGATAATGTAAATGCATCGACTGCACCAAAATTTGACATCGAGTTGGATATTTTTTGGATAGAATCGGCGGTAAGTTGCAATTGACTGCCCATTGAAGACAGTTCTTTTAATTTATCAATTGGATCACCACCCAAGAATCCGCCGATAAAATTACCAATGCCAGCAACTGCCGAACCTGCACCAAATGCGGCTAAAGCTCCAGCCAGTGCTGTTATACCAAATGCCGTTTTTAATAATCCATCTCCACCTATCTGACCTATTTTATTTAATGTATTGGACAGTATTTCAAATCCCGGTGATGCTATTTCTATGGCTTTTCCAAATGCGGCTATACTAAGAGACATAAATGCAATCGCCGCTGCCCCTGCCAGTATGGCCGCAGCAAAAAATCCAATTATAGCAAATGATGCCGCCGCTCCCGCCACAGTTGCTACTCCCATAGCAACACTAGACCAATCAACTTCGCCGAACATTTGTAATTTTTCAACAACCGTGTCAAAAGCGTCGAAACCCGGTGATGCAATTTCCATTGCAGCTCCAAATGCCATCATTGCCACAGAAAGTACTCCCAAAGAAATGGCTCCCATTATTATAAATGGAAGGGCCAATCCCAACACGGAAGCGACATATCCTAATCCTAACATGGTAACAAATCCTTTAGCTATAGTTGACCAATCCAAATCGCCAAACACAGAAAATGAATTAACTACAATAGAAAGTCCTTCCGCTATTAATTTTATACCAAACGCAAAACCAACAAACGCCAAAGATAAAGCGGCTACGGCGGCTATACCTAACCAAGCCATAGGATTGCCGCCTAAAGCAGAAAGACCAGCGCTCATAGCAATTAATCCAGCCGAAAACGGTGTTCCGAGTAAAGCAATTCCCGCCATACCTATTAACCCAGGGAGCATTACCACTAAAGCAAGCGAAGTGAACATTAGCGCTCCTGCACCAAGTAAAACGTCAACACTTGCCATTTTTTTCAATCCGGACGCAATTCCGCCGAGGGCTTCCTTTACGGCATCACCGTCAATCATCGACAACAATTTTGCACCGGCAACACCGGGAATCATAAGAACAAGTCCAATCGACGCGGGTATAAGATTTAAAGCACCGAGTAAAACGTCAACACCTGCCATTTTCTTAAACCCTTTTGCCATTCCTTCAATCGCGGCAGAAAGCTTTTCACCGTCAATCATAGATAGCAATTTTGCACCAATAACGCCCGGTATCATGACCACAAGTCCAATTGAGGCTGGTATTAAATTAAGTGCACCTTTCAAAACTTCAACCCCAGCCATCTTTTTTAACCCAGCCGCAAGGTTTGTTAAAAACGACTTGATTCCGGAACCGTTGTTTGACTTCATCGATCTTGAAGATTTTTCTGTTTTTTCCACACCCTTTGAAATATCAGGAGTGCTAGTCGTAGTGCTCGGACCCTTAACTTTTTCAATAAGCGACTTTGCAAACGATCCCACGGCTTTGAATGGTTTTGCAATCATACCCATGACTGCACCAACACCACCGGAACCAAAAAAGATAGCGGCAATTAAACCTGCTCCAGCAATTTGTATCAAAGTGCCAACGGTTGTTCCTAAATCTTTAAATTGCTCTTTGACAAATCCTACAGTTTTTGACCAAGATCCAGTACCATCCGCAATAGAGGCAACGCCATCTGCTATCCATTTGATGGGACTCAATATCCAAGCAAGACCTTTTGCTATCCAACCAACCGCCCATGCTATAAATGAAAAAACGGGAACAACTATTGTTACCAGTGGGGTAATTATTGGTTCTAGTATGTTTCCAATCGCAACAACCATTGACTCCAAACTATTTTTTAACTTTGTAATCAAACCTTGAATTTTCTGTTGCATCAACGCTTTTTCGTTTTGTTTTACCAAATCAGCAGAATCTAAGTCGTTTATTTTTTTCAAAGCCGCTAACTCTTTTTCTTGTGCTTTTAGCGTGGCTTTTTTACTTTCGTCGTTGCCTTTTAATATAGCATCGCGCTGTGCTTCAACCGCCATCATCTTAGTCAAATCTTTAAGTTCCATACCAGCCGCTTTAGCCAATGCTTCGCGCTGATAAACATTCATCTTGTTGAAATCTCCGGCATTCTTTACCGTTTCCAAAGTGGCTCTGGCGGAATCTTCAACCCTTCCTTCAAACGCTAATTGTCTTGCTAGTTGGAAATTAACATTTTTTCCAAGCAACGCGCTCGCTTCCATTTCATCGGTTATACTGTTGCTAAAGTCGAGAATTTTTCTTTGAGAAGATACGAGTTTGTTTAATTCCATTCCCATCGATCTTGCCGCAATTGCGGATTTCATCAGTTTTGACGGATTTGCACCCAACATACTGAGAGTATCTTCCGATGCACTTGCCACGTCTTGCATAACCAACTTGAAAGAAATACCCGCTTTGTCAGATATGCCAGCACCAACTTTTATTACATTCATCGCGGCTTGCTCAGATGCGCCGCCTAATCCTTGGAATGTAGCTAGTACAGCCGCCGAATGTTCTTCAGCAACACCGAGATTTGCACTCATCAACGAAACGTTTTGCAGTGCCTCTTTACTGACAAGTGATGTTCTGCCAAACACATCGGTCAACGCCTTTGCAGATTTATATACTTGCTCTATACCAATACCCATGTGTTGGAATTCAAGATTTATAGATTCCGCATTTTTGCGCAATTCTACCATTTGCGTATTACTGTATCCCGTTTGTTTTCTAAATTCCTCAGCTGCTTTATCTAAAGCTATAAATCTATCATATCCAGATTTTAATATGAGATCCAACAACATGAATGGTTTTGGAATAAGTTTGGATGTATCAAGAAATTTTCTGACAACATTAACATGTTCACCCAATGTACCAAGACTTACTTCTTGATTTCGACCAATGTGCTGTAAATATCCAGCTCTTGTCTTTAAACTCATCAAGTCTTCTTTTCCTTGCTCCGCTTCTTTTTCAGACAAAAGTATGGTTGCCGCCAAATGGTTTTGCATCGCCTCTTCACGATATTGGGAAACGCCCCGCTGCATTTTATCATAAGCTTTTAAACTCTTGCCGTCATAAAACGATGCGCCGCCGCCAGTCGCTTCGTACTCAGCATTTAGTTTTGCAAACTTACCGTGCATTTCCTCCATTATTGCTTCTTTATCCGCCGCCTTCATTCTTTTACCTTGAATCTTTGCCATGTCTTCTTCTAGGATTCGGCGCTGTTCCAGAATTGCCAAACGCCTGTCCTCGACTTGCAAGTTTTCAGTATCGTACTGCATCTGAGCTTGAAGCTGTGTTAATGTTTGCGTGGAACTTGCCCACTCTGCTCTTTTTTTTTCTAAAATACGAGCGTCAACATTTAACATCGCGGTTTTAGAATCTAGTAATTTTTTTTGTGAAATACCTAGGTTGTCAGTAAGTGTTGTTATTAACGAGGTTGCTAACGACGAATCTTTGGCGGTAACACGTTCTAATGCTGAAAATTTCTCTTGTTGTGTTATTAAAAATTTTTGTCTCGACGCCGTCTTTTCAAATCCATTTGCCATCTCGTCGATTGCAAACCTAGCAGCGATACTTCTGGTCCCAAATACTTCCATCATGTTTCCCATCACACCAACTTGTTCGCCGGTCTGTTTTATAACATTAAAAAGTTTTCCAGCATCTTTCAGTTGGTTCATCACCTGTTTGGTGAAATCGCGAAGGTCTTTAAAACTTCTAGCAGTCTCCTCAAGTGAGTCATTTATGCCAAGGATTTGCTTTGCAAAGCCTTTCATACTCTCCTCGTCGAATTCTGTTTTATCTTTCTTTGCCATTTATATATAAATACTTACATATAAATATTATAATTGATCACTTTTTGACCGTCGGTGGCTTGGATATTTTACTAGAGCCTCCACCTTTAGATGCGCTCTTATTGGCTTCTGCCTCTGCTTTCTTTGCTTCTACTAGTTTTTTTATATAAAACGCACGCAACATTGTTGGCATTTTATATACACCATCTTGAGTAAACGCTCCATTACTATAATAACAAAGGTCGAATATCTCAGAGTGTATGTTCATTTTACTTTCTGAGTTTATTCCAAATATGTCCGGATTTATTTCTATCTTCGACCTCTTAGAAACAGAACACGACGGGCATGTAAAAGACATCTCGTTCATATAACCGGGCATGTTCTTATTATAATAAGACCTGAAAGAGTTGCTATCTACTGCACCTAATTGTTGATCATAAAAATCTTCTATACCATCTTTTTCAACACCGTCGATACTTAGGGTCATACATTTTATAAATGTCAACCAACTATACTCATCATATATCTTATGTTCGATGCAAGTGGGTAACTTAAAATATACAGTTTTTTTGCATCTAGGAAACGTATATGATAACTTGTTTACACCCTTTTCATACTTTGAAAAATCAAATTGAACAGATCTAAATGCAAACGAAATGTCGCCTTCGTGTTCTTGTTCGCACGATTCACATTTGTATTTCGTTTTGGCAACTGCACCGTAATTTGCGATTCTAAGATTTAGTAATATAGAATCACGGTCGCACTTCAATAACGTGTCATAGTCAATACCGCCCACCACAACTTCATTCAAAAATTCTCTATCAAGAATTCCTCGTTTAGCAAAGTTTGAATTGGATAGCAACTCTTCTTGCTTCGCTGTGATTGGGTATATACTAACCTTACCAGAAGATAATATATGGTCCTTGGGATAGAAATATCCCTCGGATGCCAACTCTATTATCTCATAGTTTAAACTCACACACAGCTATCAATCAGTGATGTTTGGCCAGAAGAAGTTTGCACCAAGTGGAATAGATACTCTAGCTTGATGTCCACATGCTGGGCATGTGAATTCAAAGGTCATATCCAAATCGGGTGTACTTTCCCTGATAAATCTGCGTAATGCCAAACTATCTTTTGCGGTCAATTGAGTATCAACAAAGTTCTTGACTTTGGATCTATCAGAGTCACCGTCAATAGACTTGATTGTATATTTAAGTCTGGTTGTGATTTCTGGAGATGCGGCATTTGCTCCCAGCTTGGCCAACGCTTTCAATTCTTGCTCGATTTCTGCTTCATCTTTGTGAGTAAGCAAACCAAACGTGATGGACTTACCCGACGTTGGCAACGTGAATGCAAATTTGTTATCTCCCTTTACCAACTTAGAAGTGTCGATGTCTTTTTCGACAACGTTGTCTA